CAGGTCAATTGTTAAAATCACAATCTGAAGAAGGTTCCGATCAATGGGAAGTTGTAGAACTTCCTGCATTATTACCAGATGGAAAACCAGTGTGGCCAGAGTATTGGACATCAGAAGAACTACTTAGAACTAAAGCATCTATTCCAGTTAGTAACTGGCTTGCTCAATACATGCAATCACCAACAGCAGAAGAAGGTGCAATATTAAAACGAGAATGGTGGCAGGACTGGACCGAAAAATATCCGCCGCCATTAGATTTTATTGTACAATCTTATGATACCGCATTTACTAAAAAAGCAACTTCTGACTTTAGTGCTATAACCACGTGGGGAGTTTTTACGACCGAGGACCAGGGACAGAATATTATATTGTTAAATGCTTTCAAAGACAGATATGAGTTTCCAGAATTACGTCGAGTGGCCCTAGAAGAATATCAAGACTGGCGTCCTGATATGGTAATAGTAGAGGCTAAGGCGTCTGGGCTTCCTTTAACTCACGAGCTAAGACAAATGGATATCCCAGTTATTAACTTTACACCCTCAAAAGGAAATGATAAACACACAAGAGTAAACTCCGTTGCTCCGCTTTTTGAAAGCGGAAAAATATGGGCGCCTATGCACGAGCATTTTGCACAGGAAGTTGTGGAAGAATGTGCGTCATTCCCATTTGGAGAACATGATGACTATGTGGATAGTACAACACAAGCCATTATGAGAATTAGACAGGGTGGTTTAGTTAAACACCCAGAAGATTATAAGGAAGACCCAATTGTACGAGGACATGTAAAGTATTATGGTTAAACAACTTATGCCAAAAGCCGGAGAAGCAATCTTAGCTTTATTTAATAAGCTAGGTGGCAATATGAACAATGTCCTTGGTTCCCGGTCCAACATTACTTTCTTAGGTAGAGGGAAGACTCCAGAAGGGTTTATCGATTCTGATATCAACATCGATGCAATAGGTGTTTTAGGTAAAGGCAAAGTTTTAGAAGAATTAGAAAGTTCTATCGGCTACTTAACCGCTGGTAAACTTAACGACGTTCAAGCAAATAAATTACTTTCTAACATGCAAAAGGTTGACGAAGTATTTAACCCTAAAGCTATTGCAAACATCACTGACATGGCAACAGGGATCAGGAACCTGGATCAAGAAGGAATAGCTTCTTTAAGAGCAGAACAAAGGTTAGCAGATGATGTAGTTAAAGATGTTTCTGACATGGAGTTCGATATAAGAAGTCAATTTCCAAAAGCGTCTGAGGATGAAATAAGGGCGTTGGTGAATAGAGTAGAATCCGAAGTTCCAAAAAGACCTGCCAACTATGATGAGCTTAGTATGGATGATCGAAGACTAAATGATATAGAAGCAGAAAATATTTATAGACAAATTTTAAAAGAGGCAGATGATTTACCACCTCCAGAAGAAACATTTAAAAATACACAAAATATATTGAGAGAACAGATGAATAAATTAAATGCACCTAGTAAACGTGGAACTGCTAGAGAGTTTCTAGTAGAGGCATTAAAAAAAGATGAAACGGATGTGGGCACAGCTGCATTTGGTAAAACAAATTTAAACAATATTATATCAACAGAAGATGTTAAGTATATTACAGAAGGTGGGGGTGGAATTGGTGGAGATCCAATTGTACTTGTTGAAAAATATTTTGGCCCAAGAGTTGCAGAAGCATTACCGTCAGGTGCATCTAATGAAGAGATAATTATTTTTACTAAAAGAGTTTTAGAAAACGTAGAAGACGCTGCAGGATTAAAGCCTGACAACCCAAGATTTGATAAATTTACTGCAAGGTTTGTAGATGAGATGGCAGATGGCGGACGTGTGGGTTTAAGATTTGGAAGATTAGCTGGTAGAGCTTTTGGTCTAATGAAAAAACAACAAGCTTTAGAAAAAGGCTTAGGTAGAGGATATGCAGATATGCGTAAGTATGGTATCGAAGGAGAAGACATTACAAATATGTTTAAAGAGCTTTCTATGGATTCATCTTTAGTAGGTGCAGAAAAAACAGCATATTTTAAAGTATTAAACGAAGCGTTAAAAAATCCCAATAAGTATCCAGATACAATTAAAGAAATACAAACAAGGTTAGGTATAGAAGTTGGAACTGGTTTTAAAAGTGGGGGTCGTGTTGCTTTTCAAGATGGCGGAAAAGGTGCTGATGAAGGAGGTCATTCAAGATTTGAGGTAGGATCCGGATATTATGGAGAAACCCCAACTACATCAGGTGGTGAAGGTAATAATCAAAATTCATTTATACCTCCTGTAAACGTTAGTATACAACCAGAGAATACTCCTCTAGGCCCTCTTCCAAGATTTGCTGATCTTGATCTTGCTACAAAATATGGAATTTTAAATTTAAGAACAGATTTAATTGATACTATAAAAGATGAAGATTTAGATTCACAACTAAATTTTACTGGTGCCTTGGGTCCAGTAAATATAAATGCTATGGCAGATATAGACGGAAATAAATCTTTAGGACTAGGTTATAATAAAGGTAATTTTAGTGCCGGCGCAACTACTAATTTTGATGGCGATAATCAAATTGGTTTTAGTTATAATAAAACTTTTGCTAAAGGCGGCCTAGCTAAGATTCTGGGGGTCTAATGTCCAGAGAAGAACGACTGTTAAATAATTTCATATTACAATTTGAATATGACAACGGAAGAAAACCGACAGAAAACGAAATAGCAAAAGCTACAAAAGTTGCACCATCAAAAATTAAATCTTTTTTAAAAATAGGTGGTAGGTTTGGTGCACTGGCCGCGGTCGGTGCTGCAGGAGCCGGTGTTGTTAAAAAATTTATGAATGATGATCCAACAACTTATTTGTCAAATGAAAGCCAACAAAAAAATTTATTAATTGATATGGTAACAGGGTCATTAGATGACACTCCACAAGAAAGTCCTGCTGTATTAGATTATCAATTACCGGTATTAGGTGGTGCAGCTGTAGCAGGAACTGCTGTTACTGCTCCTTCAACAATTAAAGCAGCAACATCAAGAGCGTTTGGAAACAAACCATCGGGTATAACTAAGACTGCATTAAAAACTTTAGGAAGAGGTTTGGGAGTGCTTGGAACACCAGCAGGTCTACTTGCAACTGAACCATTATTTTTAGCCGGTCAGGTTCAACAAGGAGACTCGTTAGGTGAGATTGCAACTGATCCTATGAATTATTTAGGAGCTGCCTTTGTTGGTCCTATAGATAAATTTGCTACCAAAGGATTAAATCCCGCGATTGCAAAAACAATGAGACTTGGAATTAGTCCAAGTGTATTAAAAACTGTGTCCAGAAGATTTGGGATACCGGGATTAGCGTTATCTCTTGGTATTAGTGGCTATGAAACTTTTGACGATTACAGAAATAAGAGAGGGATGTTTAGTGCAGAAGAATAAAACTCTTGTTGTAAATATGCAACATGTTAAATTTAAGGCGATACCCCCTTTGAAAGGGCCGGATCCACAAGGGTTGAATGTTCCATTAAAACAAGCTACAACAATAAAGAACTCGGAGAATATAAATGGCAGAAATAGACAAACCATTACCAAACGTAAATACTGAAATTAAAGTACCTGGCGAAGAAGAAATCGCAGTTGCTTCACAAGAAACTATTAACGAACAAGTTGGACCAGATGATGTTCAAGTAACTCAAGAAGAAGATGGAAGCGCAACAATTAATTTTGATCCAGAAGCAGTTAATCAGCCTGGAACAGAATCTCATTTTGATAACTTAGCAGAATTATTACCTGAAGATGTTTTAGGTAAACTAGGATCTGATCTTGCAGCAAACTATGATCAATATAAAAATTCAAGAAAAGATTGGGAAAACACATACACAAAAGGTTTAGATCTTTTAGGATTTAAATACGAAAATCCAACTCAACCGTTTCAAGGAGCAAGTGGTGCAACACACCCAGTATTAGCAGAAGCTGTTACACAGTTTCAAGCACAAGCATATAAAGAATTATTACCGGCCAGTGGTCCAGTGCATACAAGAATAATGGGACTAGCAGATAGGGCCAGAGAAGATCAATCAAACAGAGTTAAAGAATTCATGAACTATCAGCTCATGGATGTGATGAAGGAGTATGAACCCGAGTTCGATCAAATGCTTTTTTATCTCCCTCTTGCCGGCTCTGCGTTCAAGAAAGTTTATTACGATGAACTACTTGGCAGAGCCGTGTCTAAATTTGTACCTGCAGATGACTTAGTAGTTCCATACACTGCAACTTCTTTAGAAGATGCAGAGTCTGTTATTCATGTTATAAAAATGTCAGAAAACGAATTAAGAAAAAAACAAGTATCAGGTTTTTATAAAGATATAGAACTAACACCTGGTTATAATCAAGAAACAGAAGTAGAGAAAAAAGAAAGAGAACTAGAAGGCGTTAAAAAAACTAGAGACGAAGATGTCTTTACTATTTTAGAAATTCATACCGACTTAGATTTAGAAGGTTTTGAAGACAAGGACTCAACAGGAGAAGCAACGGGTATTAAACTTCCATACATTGTAACAGTTGAGTTAGGCGGAAGAAATATATTATCAATTAGAAGAAACTATCAAGCAGACGATCCACAAAAACTTAAAATAGATTATTTTGTGCATTTTAAATTTTTACCTGGAATGGGTTTTTATGGTTTTGGATTAATTCATATGATCGGTGGTTTGTCTAGAACGGCAACTACTGCACTAAGACAATTATTAGATGCAGGTACATTAAGTAATTTACCTGCAGGATTTAAACAACGAGGAATACGAGTAAGAGACGAAGCGCAAGCTATACAACCAGGCGAATTTAGAGATGTTGATGCACCTGGAGGAAATATTAAGGATGCATTTATGCCTTTACCATTTAAAGAACCATCACCAACTTTATTGCAGTTGATGGGTATTGTGGTAAGTGCAGGACAAAGATTTGCCGCCATAGCTGACATGCAGGTCGGTGACGGCAACCAACAAGCAGCTGTTGGGACGACCATTGCTCTCTTAGAACGTGGTTCCAGAGTCATGTCAGCCATACATAAAAGATTGTATGTGGCAATGAAGAATGAATTTAGTTTATTGGCAGGAGTTTTTAAAACTTATCTGCCACAAGAATATCCGTATGACGTTGTTGGCGGACAGAGAAATGTAAAAGTTTCTGATTTTGATGACAAAGTAGATATTATTCCAGTTGCAGACCCAAATATTTTTTCTCAATCACAAAGAATTAGTTTAGCACAAACAGAATTACAACTTGCGATGTCAAATCCGCAAATGCATAACTTGTATGAAGCATTTCATGCAATGTACACAGCGATCGGTGTAAAAAATATTGATAAAATTTTACCACCGCCGCAACAACCACAACCAATGGACCCTGCAGCCGAAAA